CTATTTTTTAGGCATTTGGATTGGAATTTCCGTGGCATCTATGATCACAACATTCCAGTCGATGCCTTCGCCCTCGGGTAAATCTTTGGGTAAATTGAACAGATTGGACCAAATCAGGCAGTCTTCAACATGACGGACAATTCTTGAGGCTGTGGGGTCTGAAATCCCGTAACTCGCCGCAACGTGAAATAAGGTTCGGTATTCCCACCAATCGCTTAGACAGAGCAGAACCTGATCCTCCAGAATTAACTTGGGCGGTCTGCCTTTGGCAGAGACATGCATTTTCAATTGGTCAACCATTAAATAAAAGGTTGATCATGAGATGCCTGTGTATCGCTTAAACTGAGGATCAGAAAGCTTGTTTGAATCGATGTATTTCATCCGCAGATTATGCACGAATGTCAAGAAATCTGGAGTGTAAATATTAACCAAAAAGAAGATCGTTTTTTGATTTATGAAAGAGATCTACTGTTTAAATTAGGGGCTTAGGAAGTTAAGCATATCAAAAAGTATGGTAACTTCCTTATATGAAAGCAACAAATAATTGCCGCGCTTCACTGGTTTTTGCATAAATCCACCTTGGTGTCGTAGCAGCACCAAACACAAAACCCAAGTGTAAACTTGGGGGCGTTTTGGTGCTAAAACGAAAATAATAAGGTGTTTTTGACGCAGATTCTGACGATTTTAAACCATCAAGCTGACCAATTTAGCATTAAAAACTCTTAAATTGCCTTAATTTTAGCTACTTAACTAATTGATAATTAAGTATAAAATTTTGGTAGGTATATCCAGACTCGAACTGGAGACCTCTACGATGTCAAGGACAGACTAATTTATTTATATTCATTAAGTTATCTTATTTCAGACACATTTCTGACACTTTTTGCTATATATTAGAATTTATCATTATGTGTTAGATATACAACTAAAGACTAAAAGAATTAGGCCATGAAGTACATTTATTTGAAGAAGGATGGAAAATATCTTCACATTGTTCAGAACGAGCATGAAGAATATCAAGATAGTAGTGACATTAGTTCTATGTATACACAACAATATATTCTAAATGAAGAAAAAGAAGGTGCTATAAGATTTCTTGAACAGCGGGAATGTGACAGGTTTTTAGCAACTAAAGGAAAACGGCTGAAGGGATTTAAAGAAGTTAAAGAATGAATAATTGTGAATATATTTGCTCAATTTAATTCTTATATTCAATTTTTGCGCATTTTTTTTCTCAAAATGTAAAAAGCCCTTATTCGAGGGCTTTCACAAGTGCAGCATGTTTTGAATCACATTCATTGTACTTAGCTACAGTATCGACAGCCCACAACAGAACCTCTTTACCAGTGCCACGCTCTATTTGATTTAAAGTCGGACATGGTTGCAATAAGTTAGCTGGAATCACTGGCTTTGATAAGACTATTGATTTCTGACAACCCATCATCATCAATACAGCGATTGAGATAAATAGGACGCTCAACGATCTTTTGCACTGTACGTGTAACTGTTTCGACTTTTGCACGTTGCTCTGCTTTAATTTGCTCATAATCAGCACTCGCTTTGTTTGCTTTGTTTTGAGCTCCTGCAAGTGCTTTAACTTGTTTACGCTCGATATCTTGAATCTGTGCCATACACTTTTGATCTGCTGCTTTAAGCTTTCCAACCAAGTGATTTGTGTAAGCAATTTGCGTTAGATACAAAAATGACAAAACGATGATCAAAGACCATCGTTTGTTTAATAAAATCCAAGTCATTACTCTTCCTCAATCTCTGGCAAATCAACAGTATGACCAGCCAAGCTATGATGACAGTCTGATAAGAATTGAATCTGACCATTTCGAATAAATGAATGACAACGTTTATCTGGTTGACTACCATTCACCATCAGCGATGGTGAGAACGTTGGCTTTTCTACATTTCCATCAAATACCCAGCATTGAGGACGTGATGTATCAATATTCAACATATGCAGTTGATTACAACCTGGGCATTGAATTAAGTAGAACCCATTACTTGAATGTGTCAAAACCTTGCTGACTTTTGTCCAAATTTCCATTTAATTCACTCCCACGCACTTCTTATGACGCTCAAGTTGTCGAGCCCAAACGCCATAACAATTATTTTTTCGAATGCTGCAATCTCGTTTTGCAACGTACTTGTACTTCAGCAATGAGTCACAAGCTGCTCTGTACTTGCCCGCTTTTAAATTGCGAAGCATTGATGAATTGGCAAAAGCTGAAGTACCGTATTGATATGAGAAATCTAAATACAGATCGTATTCAGACTGTGAAAGCTTCACGTCTTTCAATGTGTTCTTAAATGCAACTTCTCGTTTTGATACATCATTACGAAGCCATTTATCAGCCGTTGCACGTGTGATCGGCGGATCAGTCATTTTGACTGGCGAGCCATCAGGCTTAAACGTTGAACCATGACCTTGTGTTGGACGATCACCAGCTACAGGAATTACTGGTTTTGCCGTAAAGCCTTCATCATTTTTTATAAGCGTAAAAAAAGCAGCCGAAGCTGCTAATAAAATTACAGAAATCTTAGTCTTGTTTGACATCACACTCACCTTTATTTTCTAAACTTTTTAAGTACGCTTTATGCTCAATCTCATCGCGTTTATTTTTTTTCGATGCGAAGTACCAGTTCATAACAAAGCCACCTACACCAATAACAAGACTGATCCAAAAAGCAAGATCAATTGATCCTACCCATGCGGATACACCACTCACTACACTCCCCCCATATGTTGCGGCTTTACTTGTCGCTAAAGCTGTAGATGTATCTATAATTTGTTGATTTTCAGACATGACCGCTTTTCTCCAGATAATAAAAAAACCCTTAATTAGAGGGCTAAAATTTGACTCGATTAAGTTCTTCAATAGTTGAAGATTCGTCAATTTTTTGACGTGCTACTCTTGCTCGTTGATGACATAGCGATATATGTTCAACCAAAGCAGCTTGCAATTTGGTTAACTGCTCGAATGTCAGTTTCACAACTTGATTGTTTTTCAGCGTCCACTCAATTTGATCAACTTTAAATTTGTCAGCACCTAAAATACGACGCTGAGAGGTCTCATCTGAATCATACAAATTACCATCAAATAAAAAACCGCCTATTTCGGCGGCTTCTCTTTGCTGTTTGATTTCAATCCACATACTTTGTTTTATTTCATTAAGTGTACGATTGTCTTCCCATTGCTTTGTTTCATAATTAAAGTGATGAAAAATCGAAGGGCGCTCAGGAAATGCGAGCCATTCTCCTTGATCGTAATAATAATTGTTGAGGCTAGGCGGGTCTTCTACAGCAATACAATCATCAGGAATATTTAACTTAACTTGATCAAAATCACCAGTCATCGACATTAAAATTTCGCCATTTGACTTAACAATTGTAGTCATTTTTTTAACTCCAATGCAGACATACGAATATCTCGCAACTCAAAGTTGGCTACACCATTAGCTAAAACAAACTTCCCCCCATTATTTTGGTTTCCTAGATAGCCAAAACCAAATTTTAGGGTGTAGATTGTATTACCCGTGCCAGAACTATCATCAATAACTGAAACCAATGATACACCACCCGAAAACACTACATATCCATCACCCATAGTATGTACAGGCGCAATGTTCGTATGTCCAATACAGACCCCAGCTTTAAAAACACCGAGAATCATACGAAAATTGAACCGCTCATTAACAGGGAAAGCATTGTTATTGCCATCTAGCGCCCAAAGTGCTGCACCAACATTTTCTTTGAAAATCAAACTAGCGTCTAAACGGACTTTTCCTCCACTTCTATTCAATGTGATAGAGCCTAGATCACCAAAAAAATTTGACCATTCTGCATATTGATTCCAATAGTCGGTGTTTTTAGGCCATAATGGTCCAGCTGGACATACTTTTGTAGGGAATGAAGCACCGATAGGCACAGTAACTGCATTATCCTGAATTTTAAGCGTACTCACAGCCAGATTATCGATTTTAGCTGTCGTTATCGCAGCATCTCCAATTTTTGCTGTTTTCACCGCTAAATCTTCAATATGCGAAGTTTTGACAGACTGATAATCCATCATTGTTGACTTTAAGTAAGCGGACACCGGAAATACCATACCTGTCACCGGATCAGTGAATGGCGTATTACGGAAAATGAATGGGTAATAACCAGTGCTATTCCCTGAACCAATCGCAAATGAATCAAAATTCATAATGAAATTAGATTCCTTGCCATTGTTGGCACCACCCCAACCTGCCACCTTGCCATTTACGTCAAGCTTGATGTACTTCTGAGCATAAAGACCGTTTACTGACTCACTAACTTCTTGAACAGCAGCAATGTTTCCATTTAATTCAGTTTGAATTGTATCGGTCCTTTTTGCTTGAACTAAATCACCTTCAATTCGTGCAGATTGTTCAGACCACACACCCGCGTAACCCGCATTATTACCGATTAAATCTGATTCAGATCCGATCAGTGGCGGATTGACTTGTGCAAATACTCCGTCGATTTTTGTTGATAATGCCCCTTGATTTGTGGTGAGCACATCAACATCTTCAACGACAGCAGCAACCGCTTGATCATTGCTCACTTTATAGATCGTTAGTTGATTCAAAACTTGGTTATCACCAGCAATACGCTCATTGCGCTCTTGTGTAACCCCATTTTCAACATTTTGAACTGCGACTATCAAATCTGCGATATCGCCCTCAGCGGCATCGATTTTATCAATCTTAGTCTGCAAGTCTTGATGTAGCTGTGACTCAGTGATTTTACCTGACAAGATGTCAAGCACTGCCGATGCATCTGCCGATGTGGTTGCGCTCACCCAATTCGACCACGAGCCGATATTCCCGATACGATCAATCAAACGACCACGAAAATAACGAGTTAGATTTGGCTGCATACCCTGGATGGCATGTGTATCAGTCGGGTAAGCAAACAAGCCAATCTGCGCTGCATTAGCACCGTTGCTTGTGCTTGCAATCTCAATTTCCGTGTAAGCGGTATCGAGCGCACCAGTTGCGGGGAAATTCCAGTTTAAACGGTAGCCAAACAAGATACCTGTTGCTGCAATATTGGCTAAAGCAGGCGGTAGACCTTGCTTGCCTGACAAAGCTGTGAGTATTGAATATGTTGGCAAAGACGCAACATCAAACGCTGAAATCGCAGTAACACGCGCTTCGTAGTTACCTGAATAGATGCCTTGAACTTCGACTGAGTTATTGCCCGTGATTGGCATCTTAATCCAGTTACCATCATCTTTGCGCCATTCAACTTGGTATTTGGTCGCACCTTGTGCCTGATCCCAGGTGATTACCATTGTTGCAACCGACAAACCTTGCTGCACCATGGTTTCAGAAGTAATTGATACAGACTCTACTGGCGCTTGAAGCTTCGGATTAATAATTGAAATTGGTCGTTCATCAATGAATGCACCGAAATCAATCGCATCATATTTTGATGATTCATACTGCAATGCTGTGATTGAAAACTGATGTTTTTCATCTTGAGTAATACTCATGACGCGAAACTTCATGGTTTTTAAATCTTGAGCATCAACGACCCATACGTTTTGTGGAGCAACAGAGTCAAACGCAACTGTGACTGTGACTGCGCGTCCAATTTTTGATGACACAATTCTTGCTTGCGCTTTGCCATCTTCACCATTGACGACAAGGCGATCACCAGCACGGCACACTACATCATCACGATCTAAAGTAATGGTTTTTTGATCTGCTGATACCACTGATACACGACCACCATTCGCGCGACCTGCAAATAGTTCATCAGCAATCTCAATAACTTTCCCAGGCTGTGGGATATAGCCATCTAAACCAACTTTAAAACTAACTGAACGCACTTCAAGCTGTTCAGACTTTAATGCCCACAATCCCGCACGTTGTGCTTGACCTTCAGATGTACAACCCCACGCATCAATCTCCGCAATACGCACACCTAGTTTTGCGATTGCTGGCTCATCACGCACATAAACATATTCTGTTTTATAGTGATTTGCAGGATTATCCCACGCTACTTTAGCAACAGTGTGTCGATCACGCGCACGTGTGCCTGAGTATTCAAAAATACCGTCAGCAACATTGGCTCGTGTGTAAGTAAAATAAGTATCTTGCGGAATATCTGCATCACAAACGATTGCATTGCCATCCCAATAACTGATCGCACGAAATACACCTGAAAGTTTAGTTAAAATTGCAAATGCATCTTCTGTACTTTGCAAATAGACGTTGCATGTAAAACGTGGTTCCTGACCACCTTTGCCATCATCAACCATCTGGTCGCAATACTGTGCAAGGCGATACAAGGACCATTTGTCTAGCATTGCAGACGTTAATCGGTCGCCTAAAGCATAGCGCTTTGCGGTGCAAATGTCGTAATAAATCCATGCTGGGTTGTTGGTATAGGCACGCTTAAATGTGCCATCCCACATGCCTGCATAAGTACGCGCAACTGGATCGTAATTCGATGGAACTTGTAGCTTAATCCCTTTTAAATCCACTGCGACTTTTGCCACATTGGAAAAGGTTTCAGCGTCATATTGCAGACCCAGTAAAGCGGTATTTGGGTAACTGAGCTTTAGATCAATCACTTCAGTCAGTGCATCAACGTACATCTTGTCGCTGATATATTCTGATGTTGAATTGGGTGTTAATCGACGAACACGGATGGTCCAGCCAGTATCGGACTTTGGCAAGTCAATACGATGTGAACGCTCATAGTTTGCAGAGGTTTTGTCAGCGATTTGAGTATTTAAAACCTCAGTCCATGTGCCACCACCTGTCTGCAAATCAATTGCATATTGAATCGTGATGCCTTTTACATCTCCATTCTCAGTATTCTGCTGACGTAATGGTCCCCACTTAAAGCGAATACGCACTGCATCTAAGTCGGTGTTTGAAATAGCGCGAACCCAAGGTGTGCCAGAAACCAACTCAACATTAATCGCTGTTTCAGATGAAACATCTGGAAAGCCCTCGATGTGTGTTTGATCGTTCGTACCATGTCGAAAATCGAACTGAATATCCTGAAAATTCGATCCGCCACTTGGATTATGAAGTGGTGTTTCTTCTAAATAAACAGACTGCAAGCCATTCGCCAAACCCTCGACTTCACCTTCAGACAAGCCATACAAAATTTTAATATAGGTTTTAGATTGTGCTGAGTCGGGTGCGATTACCGCCTTTCTTGCTTCACCACTGCCTGCTTTTGCGCCTTTAATTACTGCGTTCATACATTTCCCTAGACAATAAAAAAGGCGCTTATTGCGCCTGTGTTTTTTAAATATTTACATTAAATCTTCTGGGTATTGTCCAGCACTTGCGATAAAGCCACCGACTTCACGCTGACCATACAAAACTGGCACTGGATTGCCCTGTGCAACCGTTGTGACTGCACTACCAAAGCCTTTATTGGCCTTGTTGCCGTCTTGGTTTTGGTCTTGATTATCAATCTTGGGCATGAGCATCATAGCAATACCACCAACCATCATGCCAATACCAGCACCAACAAGATTTGCGCCCCACGCCTGCCCATAAGCCATCGCAACAACACCCACAACAACCATCACCGCACCAAGAATTGTTTGCAATACTCCATTACCGCCCGCCCCCATTACTCGCGGCACTACTTTAATGACCTTGGCACTGGTGCTCATATCCAACTCAGTTTCAGAGATATTTTGCTCATCTTGAAATACTGCGAACTCTAAGCCCTGCTCATGTGCATGTAGCATGAAGTGCTCAAAGCCTTGCACTTGCACACATAAAGCACGCATGGCTTCGCGGGTATTATCAACAGCTAAATGAAACTCTTTGCCGAACTTCTTAGCCAAAATACCGTATAACTTAATTGTTTTGAGCATATCGAACCACCTTCACAACTCGTTCTTGCCATTGTGGACCAAACACTTCACGCACTGATTTTCGACCATAGGGATGATGCAGAATGATTGACGAGCCGACACAGGATTCTGTTTGCTCGGACTTCAATTCAGTCTGATCTCCAAGCCAAATCACTGCATGATTTACATGCTCAGTACGTCCAACTCTACACAATAAAACATCACCGTATTGCATGTCGCTCACTTCAACAAAGCCCGCTTCACCAAAACCATCTAAATATAGTGATTTATTCTCTTTGGATTCCCACCATAAGTCTTGACGTTCAAAATCAATTAACTTGATGCCAAGTTCACGCTCGTAAAAATCACGCACGATTGAGTAGCAGTCTTGTATGCCGTGAATATAGTTGCGACCAACTAATGGCGCTTTATACCCACATGGCTCATACACCTGAAATTCAATGTCGGGATAAGCACAAATCACCCATGGCTTTTGATGTAATTCAATCTGAATAAGATCAAGCTCAGATGCACGTGCTGAAGCATTCGGGTGTGAATGAACATAAGCCTGAATCTCGCCCATATCTTCGGCTTTCGCTAAATCCTCAGGATGGATTTCAAACTGATCTTTATTGTCTGAACTATTGCGGCATGGGATGTATTGTTTATTCACAATCACACCGCAGCACTCGGAAGGATAAACTTTAGCAGCATGTGCCTGGATTGCTTTTTTAAGTTTTGCGGTTAGTTTCATCACATTAGACTCGACGCTGGAAAACCACCAAAGCGGATTTCATTGTTGCGAATACGGCATGAAGACAAACGACCGGAGCAACGATCAAGTGCCGGATTATCAGTTGGCTCATCTTTATCAGTGAACATTGCTGCGCCTGTGTACTGGCACTCTTCACCGCGAAAATTACCCATCGCACACCAGTGACAATAGTTTGAAATCTGCCGAACCGGTATTTTCAGACCTTCAAAATCAATTGGATTGGAAAGTTCAAAAGTGACGGCTTGAGCATTTTCAGAGGTCTTTTGCTCGATATACCAGAGCTGCTCTTTTGCTTCATTTGATGCTGAAGCATTGCCGCCTGAGAAATTTTCAGCATCAAGATATTTAGCCAGTGTTGTAATAACTTTAAGCTTTGCACCTGCAAAATCACCAAACTGTAAGCAGTAAGCTGAAATCGCTCCTTGAATGCCGCCGATATTGTTTGCCATGCTGAATGTTGGTGCAGATGCTTTGCCATCCGAACGCATCTCAAGGCCCGATACTTCAAGCGCCATCGGCTCAAAGGTTTCACCTTGCCAGATGATATTTCGCTGCCATGTCTTTTCATTACCCAAATCAAAGACCTTGCCAATTGAACCTATGTCAGCACCGATCAGACCACTTGAACCAATTGATGAGTAAATTTTTTCCCAGTCTTCATAAGAAATATGGCCATGAAAACGTAAAATGCCAGCACCTAAACTGCTGGCATCTAGTTCATACAAGTGAATTAACCCATCGACATATAGCTTCTGAAAATCACTATTCAGGGTCATTTTCTGTCACCACTGGCATTTCGGGTACTGGTTTAGGAATTTCTTGCAAGCGAATATCGATCCAGCGGCCCGTTGAAATATCAACTGGATTATCCAAATCAGCAATAATTGAAGCAGACTCAACATCAAACTTCTTTTTAAAAGTTTTGATTTCAATATCTTTATTTTCTAATTGCTGATAAATCACAGCAAAAAGAATGTTCCCGTTAGCATCTTTTGGCGTTTCGATATACCAACCTTCCGTTGCAAAACCTGACGTTCCTTTTAGCAAGTAGTGCCCTACATCGAGCTTTTCAAAAGTAATGTTCTGCTCAGCAGCTTCATCATTCAACTCAATCTTATCTGCAAATAGATTCACGATCGGTGAAGCGGCTTTAATAAATCCGTTTGCATCAATAGTTGTATTCCCCGAGTGTCTAATTAAAACCGGAACTCTCCAAGCTTCACCTCCGGCCTCATTACTTCTTAGATAAAACTTGTTTGTATATGGCAGAACGCCGATCTCAAAGCCGCGCGGTAAATTTGAAAATGTTGAACGCAATACAAAGACATTCGTCTCGACTTGCTGCCACGTACTCGCTCCAGAACTACCAATGTCATAATAATAAAAGCCCGAACCAAGCACAGCTGAGTCATTCGGCATAGATAATTGCGTCATATAACCGCCCAAACCAAAAGCACCAACTTCCATCAGATCTCCACCAGCTTGCCCTACATATCGACTTGCCGCATGTGACCAGTTAGTAAAGTTTTCATTTATTTTTGCGCCTGTTGAGCGGAAAGTATCACCACCCGCACCACTCGGCGCAGTACCTAAATTTACTGTTTGAATCGTCATTTTCTTACTCGCATAAAAAAAGCCCCATTTCAGAGGCTTTTGTTAGTTTAATGTTAGGGATAAAACACTTGGGTGAATGTGGTTGATATACGCCACACATCACCACCCAAACAAACAGGATTGTATTCACCCGTTTTGACACGCACTTCACCATCAAGCGGTGAATCCCAAAGAAACGAATCAGCTCCTTTATGCGCATCAAAAAAGGCTTTGACCTCTAAAATCAAAGCCTTTTTTCCAGTTTTTGTGTATTGCCATGTACCTGATCGGTTATTGATTCCTACACTTACATTTTGCTCATACCCATCACCAAACTTACTTTTTAATACATTAAATGATGAAGTTTGAGAATTAGCTTGTAAGTCTTGGCATATCGTGAGTTTAAGATTACTCATAATTTATTATTTCCGAACTAAATTATATAAAACCCCACCCTGTCTGCTTTCACGTCTCGCCCAAGCACTCATTGCGTTATCCAGACTTTGAGCAACATCCTTCTGTCCCTGTGTATCAACTTTCGCTGACCCATCAGCAAATGTAATTTGCTGACTAATCTGAACACTGCTAGTTGAACCTTGCTTTTGATTATTGAGATAACTCGTCAAATCAGTGTTTTGACGAGGTGACAATACACGTTCACCTTTATCTAATAGCCAAGTACCTTCATTCGGAATGTTGTCAATCCCGCTATGAGCCATGCCAACAGGAGTGGCAGCTTCGAGTAAAGCTACGAACTTTCCTGATTCTAATGTCGCTAATGCAGCTGCTCCCATTTTTTGCCAGACTGTACCGCGTTCGTTGGCAAATGCATCAGAAGCAGATTTATATACATTCATTCCAGCCTGAGCTAGAGCAAATGATTTTTGTGCAAAAAATAGAGCCTTATATGCATCATTGGAATTACCCAACATCGCACCAAAAAAATCAGCAGAAGCACTCAAAATACCCCCATAAGTTGATAATTTAAGACTCAAGCTATCTGACTCATATTGTCTTTCAATCATAGACATGCGATCAGTATGAGCTTGCCAAATTGCTTCACGTTCCGCTGCCGATTTAGCAAGAGCCATTTGCGCATCAAACAAAGCCTGTGATTCATCGTATCGACTAAAACGATCTTGTTCTAAACGATACTGATCACCTGTACCTGTCAAATCTGCATAAGTACCACCCCAAGCAGCAGTAGCACTATTTAAGTTCTGACGTTTTTGGTGATCTTCTGAAGCAAAAGATAATGCTATTCGTTTTTGACGCTCATCTTCTGTTAACTGTGAATTTTTTAATATTTGCTCACGCTCAAATGCATACTTAATTTCAGTATTTTGTAATTCAGTTCGGAGTATCTGACCTGCATCACTAATACGTTGATCTCTAGCAAGTTTAAGTTGATCTAACTCGACTTGCTCCTGCTCTTTTAAAGCATCGATTTTGAGCTGTTTTAACTCATCATTATACTTTCCTGAGTTTTGAACAATTTCACGCTGAGTCTCAAAAAAATACTCCAGCTTTCTATCTTCAGACCATTTATGTCCATTTATTTCTTCAGTAATTTGTCTTAGAAACATTTCCTCTTCAAATTGATATTTAGCTTTTGCCAAATTCAAATAAAGACTAGTTTCCGCACCAAAATTAGCCTTATTGATTTCTTGAACTGCCTTCTGATATTCAATGTTAAATTTCTTGAATTCATCAGCATATGTATAAGAAATACTATCTCTTGATCTAGCTTGCTCCTCTTTTAAACGCTCCAAATCATTCCAAGCTTTTTGCCGATCAGCTTCACGTTTCTTAGCAGACTCTTCAGATTTCTTAGCAGACTCCTCACGAAGTTTTTCAGATTGTTTTATCGCCCAAGCTTGAGCTTCAGCCTGACGAACAGCTTCAGGCATTGCACCATCTTTTGCAGAAAATCCCATACCAGCAGCTTTACGCTCGGCCGCCATATGCTCTGCTCTATCACGGCTATAACCTTGTGCAATTTGATTCTGAATATACTTTTGCTCTAATGCATTTGATTTAACTTGATTAATATATTCAAGCTGCTTGTTAGTTAATACGGCTAATTTACTACTTGTCCGATCAGCAGCATTACCTAATTCATCAATACCCCAAGCCGCATTTGCTCCATTGGATTTTATTTGACTAAGCTCAGCATTAGCTTTAGTTAATGAAGAATTATGCTCATCAACCTTCCTTTTTGAATCACTTAAAGCGTTAATCTGATCTGGTGTCACAAAATCAGATTGATTTAATTTTGAGAAAGCTTCATCAGTAGAAATAACGCCAGTTCGTAATTCCGCCCAAATACGGTAAGCCTCTTTATTGCCTCGATTTGAATCTAAAATCGATTCTGTCAATTTCTCAAAATCATTTTTAGCTTTTTGAAGATGCCCCGACTGAATCATAATTTCATTTGATAGCTCTTTTTCGGCAGCACGTTTTTGTGCTCCAGATAACTTGTTAAGCTCTTCAGTCGCCATACCAGCATATCTGCCTTGGCTTTCAAGCATTTTATTGGTTTCATTACCGTTATCTTTAAGCATCAAGTAACCAGCAGCGACAGATGCAACTGTTACACCTAAACCAACCCAGCCACCAACCAAAGCCAAAGCCCCACGACCAACAGTAGCCATTGTTGAACTTGCCACAGCAGCGTCCCTTGCAGCTGCCGCTGACTGATATTTTGCTCTAGCGTTTGCAACTAATGCAGCTGTTTCAGCATTTATTGCCCCCATTGATTTAACCATTGCAGCAGTTGATGCAAGCTCAGCTTTTGCTAATTCATAATCAGCGAGTGCTTTGTTTCGGGTTGCTACAATATTTGCTAATGTAGAAATGCTTGCCTGCGTATAACTAGCTACAACCCTACCACTCAATAAAGCAGCAAGTATTCCACCACCAACAACAACAGAATCAAAGTTTTGTACTACTGTATTGAGTACAGGCATAGCATCATTAATTAGAGTTGACTTAAATCCCTGCCATTGCAAATCTAAGACCTGCAAGTTTTCTTTAGCTGCAACCATATTTTGAACCATATCTTCAGACATGATTGCTCCAACCTGCTTTGCTTTCTCCCCCCAATATTCAAATCCAGCTCCACCATTTTTAAGCATTGGTATAAGCAAGGAAGCATCATCAGCGATCTGCTCCATATAAGTGATCATTTCAGGATGAGATAGATTCGCTTTTTCCAATCCGTCATAGTATTTTTGTAGGACTTCAGGACCACTTAGATTTTTAAACTGATCAATTGTTACGCCAATTCTAGGTGCAATATTGGTGAAAAAATCCATCATCTCACCTTCACCACGATTAGCCTCACCTAGACGATCAAGCACATCCTTATTAATCATGGCAAACTGTTCTAAGGTGTAACCTGCCGCCATCGCACCTTTAGAGATAAATTGAAATTGTTCAACAGGTGAATTTGCCACTTGAGCAAATTTTTTTACCTCATTTCCCGCATTTACAACATCTAAAGCAAAAGCCGTTACACCAGCCACAGAAATTCCAGCAACAACACCTTTAAGCGCATTTACCGACTTACCAACCAGATCAAAATCTTCAGCCATATTTTCAGTGCTTTGCTGAGTCTGACGTTCTGCACGCTGCAAACCTTGAGTATATGACCCAGTATTTGCCAATAAGTTTAAGGTCAAAGTACCTAAATTTGTTGCCATTGCTTTTCTCCAGACATAAAAAAACCTTGCAAAGCAAGGTCTATATTTTCATTTAATAAAGCCAAACTAAAAAACTAATGCTGAAAGCTTAGTAAATGTCTTACTATCAGTTGTGGCCAACATTTTTTTTCCATCTTTAAACTTCAGAACAAAAGTAATTTCTTTACCCTTACCCCCTAAAAGCAGTCCAGCAAGCAATCCGACAGGCCCCAACAATGCAGCTCCTGCAACCCCCCATCCTACTGTACCCCCTATTTTTTTTACATTTTCTTCTGTTGCTGTTGCAATCTCCTCTATATCGCTCTTCATATAAGTGATAGTTTTTCCCAAAAAACCATCACCAGGTGCCCATGCAGCAATTATAGTTATCGCAGAAGATCCTACCGAAATTGTTCCCTTACCTTTCGCAAAGTCACCAGCATGTATTTGAATAGTAGACATTAAAAATCCCCATCATTTTGTTATCAATGATAGGGATCATACTATTAGCTAAAAAAATACACAAACCTACAAAATTAACCTAGGTCAAACTCGACCTCTTAAGTAAGCCATACCATCTTCATTGATCATGATGACATCTTCAACACCATTTTTACCAATTTCATTTTGTATGAATATCAAGTCAAACGACTTTCCACGTTCAGTCAACTTTAGTATCGACTTACCACTTTCAATATAAGCACAACGCTCTTCTATGATGTACTCATCCTGAAAAACCTTTTTTATCTTTGCTACAGGCACCTTTAGTAAGCTGGATGCATCTTCTATGCTGATTGCACCTCGCGCCATTTTAAAATCATATCGGCGGCATTTACGCTCCATCGATTCGACTTGTGCCCGCATGGTGTCAATCATGTCGTCATATTCTCTAAACATACGGTGATATTTTAGAGATAGTTTGTTGTGAACATCTTTGCTCACATACATAGATATATCAATTTGCTTTGCTGGCTTGGGCATAAAGTACTTGTAAAGCACGTCATAACATTCAAGTTGATATTTGATCAGAGTGTCTTTAATTTCAAGCCGAACTTTATTGGCATCTACACCCATTAGCCAACCATTTAACATACCCAAAGGCAAAGCAACCGAATCTTGATCACCTTTGGCTGAAGGTGTGGTCATCATGACCACACCTTGATTAAGAACTTGATTTCTTTTAATTCTTTTAAGCTGAGAACGCCAATCCAAACCAATATTTTCACAGATTGGCTTCATTACGACATATGGTTTTTCATTATGAAAAAATACTGGAACTTGCTGATTATTGAATTTAACAATTTTTGGTTTTGTATCCACGATGAATACTCCTTTCGATTTTAGGAATAATCACCACCAAATAAATGCGAAATATTGGGTGGCGAGTTAAGCAGGATTCGCATTACCAGTCGAAAGGGGCTGGCGCACCGAAGTGCTCCTGCCTAACCCACCGTAGCGGGCACTTTTTACAGATTGTAAAAAGCTTAAGGCAAAATAAAACCGCTATTGCGGCTATATGCCCTTTCGAATATTTGGATGCGAAACCAAATCACAGATTTTGCTGTGACTTAAAAAGCCTAATCCAATTTTTTCAAAAGTGCAACAACCTTAGCGGTATGTTATGACCTATGCCTGCTAGAAAATATGATTGTTTGGAGTGGTTTTAAACATTCATAAAATAACAAAACCCCGCAAGATGCGGGGTTTTGAACTACAGATATTTATTAGCCAGCTTTTCGTAAGCGTGTCTGTAGAACTTTCGATTGCATATCACCAACAAGTACTTGACGTAAGTTTGGTGTATTGGCACATGCTTCTTTAATACATTGAGCAATTAGAAAGTTAACAGTTGCTTTCCGATTTTGCTCTTGAACAAAGCAATCTTGAATGCGGATAATAGCCATAGTTGATCCTATTTAATTTGAGATTTACGATTAAAAGCAAGCCAACGCTGACCTTCAAATCGTACTTCAATACCTGCTGCCTCGAATTGTTCTTTAGATTTATCAGCAGCAGAGTGCAGCATATCTATAAATGCTTTTGTGAACGTCGTTCGAGCATAAATTTTAGTTGCACTACCTAATGTGTCAGTTTCATCAAGGAATTTTTGAACTAGAAAGATCAAATATTCCTCATATAGCTCATCATATTCCTTATTGACCAAACTAACAAGATATGGACTAACATAAATGTCAAGTATCTTAAATGTTTTCTCACGACCACGACGATGATATGAAACCCCAACTATCACATCTGGAAAATCAGAACCATCCTTGCATAAACCAATATAAGTAGTTTTCTTTTCTCGTTTTAAAAAATCACCATATTGGTTTTCTACTTGAATTGTCTCAAAAAATTGTTCATTCAATTCAATTAAGTCATCATCTAATTCTGTTTTAATACCACTATCTACCCAATAACGAGCTGTCTCTTGTAACGTCTGCTCATCAAAAATAAAATGTTTCAAACTTCAATCTCTCTTAGTTATTTTGCTTAATAACAATAACAAAATGATAAAAAAATATAAAGATTGAAACATTCATTATTTAACTAGATTTATTACGCCTTTTAAGCGCTTCCTCTTCAAAAGTAGTCTCAACCTCAACTACATCTTCATGAGGACAAACATCAAATGGCTCTATCCAATGTTCTTGCTTCACTTTTCCGTTATGGCAGAAAGCAATCAGATTTCCAATAGCTTGCTCAACACGACGACCAACAAAAAGCGAGCCTCGCTTATCACGATAGGCCCGCCAGATTTGTAACTCATCGTTGGTTATGTTTCGCTTGGCTTCATTGATTGATCGTCCACCGATTCCATTAATGACAAGTTCACACCAGAATTCGTTTTCTCTGAACTCTTCGTCTGAGACTTTCCCGAAAAATTATTAACACCATCTGCAACTTTATACAGTGCCTCAATAAAGATAGGATCAGAATCATAGACCTCATCAGTTGATTCAAAAAATGATTTACCTGAATTGTCTTCACAAACAGACCCAACCAATTGAGCAGCACGTAATAATCGGCTATCAATTGACTTAATTTTTGAGTTTTCAATATTCTCTAAATCAAGGTCCCATTTGTATGCCTTTGCTGTTTCCTCTATATCCTTATAGCTCAAACGCTTAATAAAAACCTGACCTGAAAGCTGAACAACCTCACCCAAACTCAAATCAGATTTACCTGTATTCTCTTGGATGAATTCTAAATTATCGTCCGTGACCTCCACATTCCAAGTTACGGTACGCTCAACAGGTGCAGCAACTTTAGTCACTTTTTTTAGTGATTTTAATTTCAAGGTCATGGTACTTTCCATTCATCAATGATTTTAGATTGGCGACGCAAAGGCAAAGAATGATTTACTAATGAATTAGCTTCAATTACTGGCTTACCCTTACGCAATGCAACTGTGGCATATGACCAAGAACGGGTATCTGGCAAATCAACCACATTGCCTGTTAATGTTGGAACACCCACCCCATCTGAATATCCTGCATACACCACAAATGGTTCTAGACTATCTGCTAATTCAAGCAATAGAAGATGTGTTGCATTAGCTGGATCAGTATCTATACTCACCGATCCATCCGCAGGCTTACCAAGCACGAATTGACTTGTTGCAACGTCTGGATTATCCAAACAGTTATCATCAATTTCATCATAGTTTTCATCACCCCAATCAAAGGTCTTGAGACAACCCAACTTTGTTAAGGTAGGAGTGACACCATGCAAAGCCCAGAAATCTGTACCTTTACCCAAAATACCTTTTTTAGCCATGAGTTTTGCTCCTTATAGGCATAAAAAAAGCAGCCTATTGGCTGCTCATAACTATTAAAATTTAAATCTCTTGGATCCAATTTGCATCGAATCCACGCATAGATTGTTTTGTTGTTGGATCAAATCCGCTGATTCGTGGATTCAGAATATAACAGTAACTTTCAAGCGCTTTACGAACCTCATCACGCACTTGATAAGCACGTCCAATAAAAGTGTCATAAACCATGACTTGAAACTGCACATCATCAAAACTTGCAGGCTCATTATCTAAATGATTTTTTGCCTTCCCACCCAATTCTTGCCAAACAATATAAGGAACTTCAGCACCTACAGGTGCAATATCCTCATAGATTCGTGGATTAACACCAAGTAAATCCGTAACAGTAGGATTTTCTTTTAAAATCGGCAATATAGGTAAAATACTCATAGTCTAGCCAACTCCAAATCAAGTTCATCACTAAAAACTTGCGCAAAGGTACTAATCACTGAATCAATATTGTTATAAAAAGCAATCCGCATAAATGGAATTGCAGGAATATAAGCCGTACCTAACTCAATAAAGCGCCAATGCCGTGTATCACCACCGCTTGTTGGCTTAGGACTTTTACTGGTAAATGCAGCACCACCATCAATACCAACTCGCATCAAAATTGAATCTTTATTACCCACACGACCTGAAGCCACTTTGATATTTTTGGAGATGTTTGATGCTGTTTCAGGATCATCAATCATCTTTGCATTTTGTCTTGCCTCATTACGGACAATATTCATGCCTCGACGAGCTGCTTTACGTGTGATCCGTCTAAGCACTCTTTTATCTGTCAAAAGCCTTAACTTTTGAGTGACCTGCTGCTCACCCTCCCAAATTGCAAAATTATCCATCAACCCTCCTTAAATTTTTCAACTCCCTTAGAAAGCAAAAAAGTGCTGTAGATATTCCCCGTTTCATCATCATTCAAAGCAGGACTATCAATTGAATAAGTTTCACCACGAAAAACAACTCGCATAGTCGTATCAATATCTGTGCGATACCGTATTTTTAAGCGCGCAATCACCTGTGATTGAGCAGCCTGAGCTGCTATTAAATCTTTGGCTGATAATGGAGAAACCTTAGCCCACAGAGTCAAAAAAACCTGCCAATTAGCAGGTTGTTCATGACCATATTCATCACGTTCTGTATTCACATTTTGCTGAATAACCACACGATGACAAAGCTCACCAGCATTGATACTCGACATAATCAATCACTCAAATATTGTGTTTCCGTGTCATCATCTTCATCTAAACTCTGAGCAATCAACTCATTATTTTGATTCATAATCTGAACCATGACTTCGTTTTGCGTATTGACTGTTTGAATCAGTTCCCGACACACACTGATTAGTTCCAGAACTAAGTTGTTGCAACAACCGTTGCAATTTGAGCTTTGCTCGCTCAGTGTTTCGCTTAATCCACTCACGTCTTACCTCACATCCTGAACAACTCATTTTGCCCAAGCCTCATATGCCAATTGAATCGCCAAAATCTTGTATTGATCATCTTCTTTAATGAACAATCGCTCACCATGGATCAGCATCAATTTTGGATAATGGCTCGTTGATTTAACCCATTGCTCAAATTCAGACATATCACATCACCAATGGCACATAATAAGGGTTAAGCATTGCGCGGACTGGATCAGGCAAGAAATCACCAAACATCGGCATACCTGATTCTGCATTACGATATTTATCGTAATACCCGCACAGCATTAAAATTGCATGTTGCTGAACTTTATTTTCTGCATTAAATTTGGTTTTTACATGGTCCTGAACTTGCTGAGTCGAAACATCAAGCAACCGTTGCAAACTATCTTCAATTTCTAGATCACCAAGATCATAACGAAGATGGATCGCAACATCATTCACTGTTAGCGGCATCTTTACCCCCTTTGCTGTTTGCAAACGGATCATCTTTGGCATCACGTTTAGACAATGCTTCAAGACTAAAGTTCTGCTGTTGCATATAGACTGAATCACCACCAGTCACAGGTTTTAGATTAAACTTAATCCGCGCCTCATTTGGTGCAATAACCCCACCCTTAACGCCTTTGGTGTAATAATCAACTTTAGATGCTGAATCCATACGGATCAGATTCTCTACATCCAGAAAGACTTCATAACCCATTGCTTTTAAGCCGAAGCTATCATCTAAAAGATTTTCAATAGCTTCAGTCGGACTCTGTAAACAGTCCCCAAAATGCAAAAGATTTACATCCTCTACTTTCAAACCTTGTGGGATTGAGCCAAATCCAATTTTGAATGGGTGTACATGGAAAGCAGAACAACAAACCTCTGAACTCATCTTATGTTGTTCAATCAATTGAGCATCAGCAGCCGCAATACTGATAGGCATATACTTCATATCACTACCAAGAATTGCTGTACCCCCCACATTTTGACCAGAATAGTTCTCTTTCCAACGCTTGCTAATCATTGCAGCATCTTCATCAGAAATACGACCTGGGGCTGTTAAAATTCCACTTGGTCGGCTCATATTGTTAAAGAACGTTGCACCATGCTTTTGAATTGCAAGACCATTTCCCGCAGCCAAACCACACGCAACAATGGGACTTAACCCCACCAAGGGGTGATACATACAATTCCAACGGTCATGGATGATTTCAGATGCAGGTAAAATAATTGGAGCTGATTGCTGAGCCAACAAATCAAGACTGACCTGATAAAAAACCTCACCTTTATCACTGACTAAAGGCTTCACTAAATCAGGATTAAGCACAATTAATTGTTCAACACTACCAAATGCATTTCGCAACTTGAGAACGTATGTATTGCCATGTCGACACTTTGAAATGACCCAAAATTCTAAAAACTGTTGCATCGTTTGAAAGTGGTTTGGCTTTTCCAAAAACTTGAGTTTCTCATCTTTGGTTTTGACCCAAATATCACCATCTTTCTTTTTCAACTCTAAAGGCATCTTGCCAATGTCTTTAGAAATTAATGAAATACAGGAAAATACAGCGTGAAAAGAGAGAATATCTTCTTTTTTAAGCTCAATATTTCTCTGCCAAGCACCCATAAATGGCTCAAATATGCGAGTCCAACCACCTGAACCTTGAACTGGAGACATGGACTTTTTACGAAAGAACCCACTAAATACGCCCATTTATCCACCTTTTTTAGTGTTTTTCCCGCCTTTACTCGCTGCTTTCTGAACATTCTGAACCACTGTTTCAGGAACTAAAGCACCAAAATCATCTACAACAGGCGTTCCATTCAGATTCAGCAACAACCCTTTTAATTCGATTGGCTCAAATACTATTTTCAGATCAACTTGTTTAGATGTATTGGTTGAATCAGCAAGTTTTGCAACTCCAAGCTTTTCCAATACATTGAACTCATAGTCTTGAACATCAATGATTGAACCCGCTGGTCCTGCACATAAATCTGCTAATAATTCAATTTTTGGCATAATGAATACTCAACAAAAAGCCCCTAAAATTTAGGGGCTTATTTTAGATAGAGCTTAGAACTGTACATAACCAGCAGCTTTACCACGCGGTTTCCAACGAATGAAACGTTCAGCTCGGATTGCCATCAAATTATTTTCGTACAAGTTGATCCAGCTTGGTTCTGCATCAGTTCCCATATTGATAGTTGCCTCTGAACTGATCGCAAAATCCATACTTCCATCATCGGCAAGTAAAATTTGCTCAGGTAAAACCAAAACGATTTTATCTGTAGTTGCGGCTGAAATTTCAACACCTAAAGTCAAAAGCTCTTTAGGACCATTAATACTCATGCCCTCAAAGTATTTTTTACCCAGAGCATCACGCAACATACTTAATTGTGCTGCACGTGTTTCAGACATAACCCAAGTAGCACCTTCAAGAGTCAGACCAGCATCAGTAATTTGCTTAATCACCAACGCCAAATCAGCCTCAATAGCAGCACCAGTAACACCAGAACTAGTTACAGCCGTTAGACCATTCAAAATAGATGCAGGGCTATCTGTTGATTCTGCTTTAGTTGGATCAAAAAATTGACCATCAATAAAAGTCGCAGTTGATTTTAGCAAATCATCCAAAACAAGCTGATCAGCTTTTGGATTAGAGAAACGAACTAACTCATCAGAAAGTAAAACAATTCCAGCTACTTTAGATTTAGTCAGAGTGATATTTCCAAATGTTGGATTTGTCGTCGGTTTACGCTTCGCTTCACCAACCCAACCAACTGTAGCAGCACCCGTTTGAGAAGGCACTTTAATATTGAACGGCACTTGACGCATACGACTTGCTAATTTATCTACAGCTGTTTTGCCACGCAATAACTCAATAAACTCGCTCGTTAAATTTTGCAATTCAACCAATGACTGACCAAATGTTGGCTCACCTGTCGCACCAATCAACGCTTTCTGTTCCAAGGCTAAACGTACACTTTCTGGCGCATTCCAACTTTTTAAAATTGCTTCTGCGGAAACCGAACCTTTAGAACTTGCAGACAATGCAGAAGCTTTAACCATTAAAGAAAAGCCAATTCCTTTAGGTAAATTACTTCCTGTTTTAACAACTGGAGCACCTTGAGTTGATCCAGCACCTTGCTCTGGAGTATCCCCTGTTACTGGAGTAGCTTCACCCCATTCAGCTTGTGACTTTTCCAAGTTCTGCAAACGAGACAGATTTAATTCCAAGTTTTTGATTTCTGTTTCAAGACCTTGAATTTCTGTTTCTGCCTCATCCTGCGGTGTTGCACCTGTTTCAGTAGCAGCTTTAGTCATTAAAGCAGCCATTTTCTTTTTACGCTCATTAATCGCTGCCTGCGCTTTGGCAATTTGCTCTTTTAAAGTCATACGAACTTTACTCCAGTTGATTTTGATTCAGACACACCAAACAGCTTCACACCACCTATTTTTGGTTTATCTGTTTGAATGATTTCGGGCTTAACACAAGGCACAGATTTTTCTTTACCTGTATCTGTTTTCTTCTCAGAAAACTCCTTTTGATATAATGATTTGACTCCAGTAATCGTTGCCTCTTGATTCGCGGGGATAGTTACAGCTGAAAGCTCCAGCCAATCCCATTTCGTATAACGAATGCCCCAAGTTCCTGAAATTTCCACGTACTCAATTGCACTAAATCCAATTGACAAACCACGCACCAAACCTGTTTTGATACTGTCCCAAGCCTTTTGAAGCAGATCTTTTAATTCAACCGACTCAACATCACTTGGCTTAACTAATTGAACTTTGACTTTGATGCCTTCATCCGTAATTGTTGCTTCAATCACCGAACCAATCGGCTTCTCTCGGTAATGCTGCCAAAGGAATGGAACAGGCAATGTAAATTGCGCCCCTTTTGGCTCAACAATATCGTCAACACGATCAGGAGAAGGCGTTGACGCAATACCCTCAATAATCCATTGCTCTTCATCAATAGCCTTGATATTGAGCAAGCTATAAGCGAGCTTCATACTTTTAAAACTCCAAAAAAAAGCGACCTAAAAAGGTCGCTTGATAAAATTTAAAATCTATTATGCAAAATAGATGCTGTATTTTTTTGCTGCTGGCTCTGGATTCATAGACATCAAAGCCACACCATTAAACATTGCAATCAATGGATCAATTTTAGCTTTTCCCGATTCTTGCTTACGGATCGTCATCGCATTGCCTTGATAAACACCCTTAGCATTCCCAACACACCAATTCATCATCGGCTGCCCAGCATGTAAAAACTTACCTTCAGCCACTTTTCTCTCAGTTGTTTGAACATAACCCGATAATTGATAACCTTGCGGTACACCAATCAAAAGCTCAAAAGGAATTTGTTCAAGCAAACCATCTTGTAATGATGGCATCCCTAATTTATCTAACCCTATTGCAGCCCTTTCAGGAAACTTTCCAGCATCATAAATACGCTTACAAATTTGAGCAGCTTGACGGACATCATCACCAATATTCTCAACAATAACCAAATCACCTTGGTCACGAAAATCTTGTAATGTTGGTGCAATATCTTTTCGACGCTGTAAAACTATTGGATGTGCCCAAGCCCTATTCCAGCAATACCATATTGATCGATCATTTTTATCCCGACCAATAACCGCCATGCCAAACAAGTCATCAAGACCACCGCCATCAAACCCAGCTGTGCAAAGTTCACTCAAATCTAAAATTGATTCAATAAATAGCTTGTCTTTGTAAGCTGATAGCTGCCAAAAGTCTGCACCCGCCCAACGATCTGCACGCTTGTTTAAACCAATTTCTACATTAAGATATTTAGCTAAAAATATCTGAACCGACTCATCCCCATTATCCTGTGCTTGCTCATACTTATTCGTTAAGAATCGAATATGAGTTGAACGCCCAAGATTAGGATTAGTGACATAAAAGAAATCAGGATTTAGATAACTTTCATCATCAATCATTTCCTGCGGGAACTCATATAGCACAGGCAAAAACGATGGATTAATAATTTCACCATCACGTACCTTACGTGCGTAATCTAATTTTTTCTTAAAAATTCCAGCAGGCGGCTTATCAGATTGAGTTGATAGATAAATCAAAAATCCTTCAGGAAATGAAGCCATACCGCCCGTAGCCTCTTCAAGCATTGATTCAGCATTAGCACGCTCACCAAAGACCCAAAGCTCATCCACCAAAATGAATGCACCTTTTGCACCTGCACTTGATCCAGTTTCAGCAGCAATAACCATCAAAACCGCTTTAGTCGAACGATGAGTAATTGTTCTTGTATGCTCTGAAACACTGAATAAAGCATTCAATTCAGGATCAGCCCGAATCATGTTTTTAAGCGGGGTAAAGCTGTTATCTGCAACTTTTTTTGTTGGTGCAATGATAATAAATTCAGCAGCTTCACGACTATTTAAAATAATCGCAGTAAGCATAATGCCCGCTGCCATCGTTGATTTTGTATTTTTCTTACTAATCAGCAAGAAAAATTCAGTAATTAATCGTTGATTGCTCTGATAATCGTAAGCACCAAAAATTGAAGCAACGAAATCAAATACCCATTGTGCTGTGATCTCACCAATTGTTGGCTTTCCATTCACATCAACAACAATTAATTCTTTAAAAACACGTAAAGCCATATCAGCTTCAGCAGGAAACAACGGCTCAAAAGCAATTAGCGATTCTTTCGCTAAAATCTTTTTTTCCCAATCTGGGCAAGCTGTTGTCCAGATCGGAGACATTGAAGACATATCAACTCACTACTTGTTGTTTACGCTGTTCATCAGCCGTTGCAAATTTACTCTTTTTAGCGACTTCACCTGCAGCAGCAGCACGACCATCCTTAATGCCCATTTCACCCACTTTGCCAAACTCATACGGCAAAGCAGCTTTTGCAGCTTCAATTCGAGTTTTACGGTCAACACGTGGATTTTTATATACCGATTGCAGAAAGTCCAAAGAGTTATTAACATCCTCCATGTCTTTAAACTCTGCTTGAATAGCAGCTTCACCCAAAGGCGTAGCATCCAACCCCCCGCCCCCCTGAGAATTTAAGCTCGCCAGATATGCAATGACATCGGGATCATCGGCAAGCTGACTGCCTTTTGCCCCCGCTGATCGCTCAGAATAGCCAGCCAAGACAGCTGATTCTTTATTTGACTTACCTTGCATTTTTGCAGCGGCAAAATCTTTCTTCTTTTGAGTCAAAGCCATTTTTTACCTCCATAATGCAAAATATTGGCAATTTTTATCTAAATTTATCTATTTTCTAAAAAAGTTTATTTACTTCTTTGAAAATAGGAAAATTTTTTACAAATGAGATAGGAGGGCGGTGTCCGCTGAAGCCCTTTAGAAAATTTTTAGACACCCCCCACTACCATAAAAATGCACCATTAAGATGCATTTTATTAATGTTCCACGGAAATATTACAAAGCTTTCAAATCTTGTAATGTTCCACGATGAATCCACTTCAATCCTTTTGCTTGAAGCTGCTCATCGGTCAAGACTTCTAGTGAATATCCAGAGTCAAACACAATGACCTGTTTTCCTGCCTTCTTAAATGCTTTATGCAAATGATCAATCTCATTTCGCATTTGATCAGCACTATGGAACTTACTGAAATTAACCTTTGCTAGCACCAGTACAGCATCGGGATTGACCAATTTAAAATCTAAACCTAGCTGATATTCAAGGTCCTTAACCTTTTGGCTTTGATCATTGAATGCTTGACCCTGCTGGATGACCAACTTGTCTTTTGCATCAAGTTTACGTTGCTGGACTAACCAAGCATCCCAAGCCACGTTCACCACAGTAGCTGCAAACTCATGATCTTTTGTTGTTCCAGATTCAATAAAACAGACTTGGTCAAAGCTATACGATACATAACCAAGCAAGTGTTTTATCGAATGCACGGCTAACTGGAATTGAATTGCAGCCTGCTTAAATTCATTCTTATTCATCGTTGACCCGCCTTACTTTCTTCTAATGATTTAGCGTCATGACATGGCTTACATAATGATTGCAGATTTTCCAAATCATCCGTTCCACCTTGTGCAGTATTGATGATATGGTCACACTCAAGGTCCATAGTTACTCGACCACAGCCGCAACAAGTCCATTGATCACGCTCATGCACCTGTTGTTTGATTCGTCTCCACTGGCGACCACCACGACCCTTGCCATAATTTGTTTCAGGTTTAGGCAATGTTGGATGATTACTTTGCAGTGTAGGCAAATTTGATGAGCCAAGCTTAGGTAGTCTCATTTGTATTCACCTGTCTACATTGAGCAACAACCTCTTCTGAACGTGCCTTACGAAGTTGTCTTGGATTCTCAACTTTGGATTTCATCTCATCATTCCAAAGCACCTTAAAATTTTCTTTGCATGAGTTAGTGATAACACCAATCTCATCCATACCTAAAAATTCATCCCGATAAACAACTGGATCACCCAATTGCATTAACTCGCTGTCCATTTCATTCCTCAATCAAAAGTAAATCTGATTTACTAGAAATTGGCTCTAATACAACTAAATGGCTATCTGGTCTTAGACGCTGATGGCATGGCTCACAAAGTGATATCCAGTTCTTTTTATCCCAAAATAAAACCCGATCTAGTTTTGGCTCTATCTTATGCATCACTGCACAAGCAACTGATACATAACCGCGACGACCACAGTCTTCACACAACGGAATAAAATCAAGGTGACTTGAAACAGCAGCTTTCCATACTTTATCCTTGAACCCCTTTTTACTGGCACGATCTTTAACACGCTCAGCCTTTGTTATGTCTGCCTCATGTTTTCCCCAGACTTCTTTACGGTCCATTGAATTACCTCATATTGATTAGCCCATCCTTTCGGACTACTCTCGCGGGGCTTGACGCTACTCCCTTACTTTAAAAAACCACTGGATAGGCACAGTATTTTTTAATTTTCTGGTTTCGGATTCCATTTATGGCGGGGCATCACTCCCAATTCAGATTGTCACTTGCCTGCTTATCCTATCCATGCTCGATGAACTGCATGGGTTGTACACACTTTCGTGGTGTCTCGACGCTTACTTGAACAGCCTTTAGCTAATCAGCATGCATTTTCAAATGGGGGCAAACATAATCTAGCTCCAAAAAAAAGAGGACTGTATGCGGTTTCACATACAGTCCTTTGAATAGAGTCCTAAGACTCTGAGGATTAAACTTACAATTATTCATTATGGAAAAACTAACTTAACTTTGTTCCAATGTCAATTACTAATTTAAATTAGTTTTATTGAGCTGAAAAAATACTTTCTCTTCTGCAATTGCGTACTCCATTTCAATATCTTCTAAAACAGAAGTAATTATTTTACCTAGATAACGATGAACTACACGATACTCAACACCAGCCAGAACTGCACGATTTCTGCAAGAGGGTTTATAATCACCCGTTACCTTACAAAACTCCATCAGCGCAACATAGATTGCAGTTTGGTGATAATCAAGATTAAGCTTTTCAGCAGCAAAAAAATCTTGGTACTTACCCACAAGCAATTTAGAAAACAGATTGATATTCTCAAAAGTATTTGCATCGAAGCATTTCAATTTGATTAAGTTTTCTTGAAGCGGAGTCAGCCTCGCAAAACTCATTGCTAGCAAAACATCCTGCGCTGTTAATTCACTTTTAGCATTATCAACTCTAATCACTTCATAATTAACAGTTTTTGGATTTAATAATCGTAATAATTTTTCCATTGGTCAGCCCTTTAGGTGAACGAGTGAATGACGAGGGAATGAGATTTTTATCTCGTTCACCTGATAAGCTTTTGTTTTTATTTTAAAATTTATTAAAAGTGAACGAGTGAATAAAAAAATACGCGCACGCGAGAGAATAAAAAAAATAATGACAATAATATTGGAAAATAAATTAGGAATAGATAGAGAAAAAAAATAATTTCCCACGTGTGCGTGCGAGAAGTTGTTCCCTCGTTCACCTGAGAGCTTTATTTTATTATTATTCAATTGCTTACTAGGTGAACGACTAGGGGAACGAGTAAATTTGTCATTCCCCTCATTCACCTGAACAGCTTCACAAGCTATTGTTTTTACATAACAAAGCTTAGGTTTATGCAGAATTTTTGTCAAGTACATTTGGTACACCGTTTTCAAAATCATTTACGCACTCTCCATACCAATCAATTGCGGTCATTCCTAGAGGAACTTCACCAATTTTAATAATCAATGATTGATTCTCCTTAAACTTCTCGCGCTTGTCCCTCCACTTTTGCTTCTCAAGTAGCTCTATACCATCAATCTTTTTTAAGTCCTCAGTAAATTTTCGGTATGAATATTTATGCTCCAGTGTCGATGATGCCCACTCTTTATATGCATCATAGAGCTGCTTTGCCATACAACTTGTACATTTGTATTTCGTTTCTCCAGCAATCCATTCATCAACAAAAACCTCAATGGATCGCTTGCTTGCATTCATTAATGCTCTTTTGGCCTCAGTTAAAGGCGGTTTGTCGTGTTTAAAATCATCAAGGGGAATGCTTAATAAATATGAGTAAAAAGCATCCAAACCATCACTAGCAATTTCTGCATATACCCGCTCACTCAACCCCTCATCCAATTTGCTTTCTGGAGCTATAACAAACCAGCGCCTAGCTTCACCATGTAAAGGAAATGGAATATTTTCATTCGATGCAAATGCCATGTTGAAATATGCAGGTACTTGTTTTTGCGGTCTTTGCTTCTCATTGATCGTCACACTTTTAGCGGTAATCAAAGCATTCAAATAAGGAGTTACATTGTATTTTGTCGCATTGGTTGCAATTTCCTCACCAAAGATAAATGCAGCATTATTCAACCAACCGTTAAATTGAGGGCTTTCCAATTCTTGAGAAGTAATGACTCGGTGATATTTCCCATATATCCCACCCATTACTTTTTCAAATAATGTAGTCTTACCTGATCCTTGGATATGACTAGCCATCAATACAGCGCTATGTGCCTTTTGACCCTCATTTTGTAAAGGATAAGCAAGCCACTGGAGCAACCATCGTTGAATGTCTTGATCTCCGTTACACAAACACCAAGTCATCTTCAAAATACCACCACAACGCTTGAATAATGAAATACGGTCTAAAGGATTATCCTGATCATCTACAAGTTGCTTAACTCCATAACCCTCAAATGTATTGATGTAATTTGGATCAATATCAATTTTCCGTGTCGGATCGAAAATCAACTTTTCGTAATCAATTTCACTACGTTGAGGACTTTCAATCCATTTTTTATATTCATGTGGATACATCAATTGTGCAGCCGACCATGACACCACTCGATTGAGTGATTTATCATATAAAAATGTTTCACCTTTCAACAAAATACAATTCTTACTCATTGTTGGTGCAATATCTCCAGCACCATCAATTAGCATCTTTTCTACTTCATCCTTTTCAAGTGTTTTTCGATCTTCATGGCTATACCAATTTTTATAGATACTACTCAACGTATGTTTAAGTGATGAAATCTTAAACTTGTGCTTTGTCTTTAAATCGAAAGCATCATTACTACACGCAATTACAGCATAACGCTCTAAAGCATTTTTTAATTTAGCAGCAGGACTGTTAGGATCAATGACTCTGAAATCCTCCCCACTCCCCGTTTCAAGCTGCTGACCAGTTTCAGAATGCCCATTCATGGGCGGTGCAAAATCTAATTTAAACTCATGATCGGAATTGTCGATATTTGACTGATTTTCCGAGATTTTCCCAAGATTCTGGTCGGCTAAAACTGAGGGGTGCGGGGAAACAGTAAAAGCAAAATCAGATGTTGAAATTGCCGTTTCGATCTGCCGACGAACTTCCTCTAAACCTGCTAAAACGTGCAGATCGTTAAAGTCAGATGGTGGCTTAGATGTTGCTGGTGGCTGCTCGTTATTTTCTTCGAGATTCATATCGTCTCCACCGTTTTAAAGTCAGGTAATACAATGATGCCGCCTGTAGCAGCCACAGCTTTATTCGCGGCTTTTAAGCCTGCATCTAAAGTTGCACTGTCATCATCGGCACAGTAAACAAGTTGTAAATTTGGATATTTAGAACGAATAGCAATGCCAACTTTGTCGATATTGCCCGATTGAAATGCAATTACGGTTGTATGTCCTGTCGCTTCATAAATACTTGCTCCAGTTGCATAACCTTCCGCAATGCACACAATTTGATTAGTAACCAAGATTTCACCAATGATATAAAAGCAATCATTGACACGCCCACCAGGTAGATATGGTTTAAATCCATCCGCATGGATTTCCTGCATATTCCAAATCTTGCCTTCTATGTCAAACAAAGGGACAAGTAGATTGCCTTTACCATTAATCTTGCAGCCGTGATTCTTCACTTGTTTACGGTCTAAATAAGGACAATCGCGGTCAACAGCTTTACCTTTCCAAAGTCGATCCGCACGTTTTGCAGCAGCTTCTTGCGCTTTACGTTCTTCAGCTTCAGCCTGTAAACGCATTTTTTCTTCACGTTCACGCCATTTTTGACGATCTGCATCTGTCACATTGCTGTCAGCAGTTAAGCCCAGTACAGCACCGACCTCTTTTAAAACTTCCGCATGTGAATATCCACGTGCTTTGATGACCAGTTCAAAACCATCACCAGCACCGCATTGATTACAAATCCAAGTGCCTTTACCTTGCTTGTCGTCGCAACGGAAACGATCAGTTCCACCACAAATTGGGCATGGGCCATGTTTATTTTTATGGACTGGTACAGTGATGGCAAAGGCAGGAAATATCATTTCCTTCCATCGACCAAGCGCTGCATCACGTACTTGAGGGAATGTTAGAGCCATGATTATCCCTCACTCAGTCCATTTTCTATGCGCTTAATAGCTTCAACTAGTAGCAGCCCTTTCTCCTTAAGCAATCCTTTGTTTGCAGTTAAAAACCAATTGCGGACTACCGCATCACTCACAGCAGAACTAAACATTTTTGATTTAGCATCTTCAAACATTTCAAAATCAGCAATGGCTTGTCTTAGCGAATTAAGGACTTCATAATTTTCGATATAAGCGAGTACAAAGGTATGCTCTTTTGATTGCTCCAAGCCCATTTCTTTCACATATTCATATGCATTCATAAGCTTTTACCCCCATGATGCAATTCAGCCATTGCAAGCAAAGTTGCTGCTATACCTATCAATTCATATGACTCTTTGCGAATCACTGCCAATTCATCTGAGGTAATAACGTTATCTTTGATAGCAGCAACAATAGATTGCACAAGGTCGCCATTTTCATGTGCCAATTTTCCAACTTTAAAAATGAAATCAGAATTGGATAGCACATCAACTTTTGGCAACACAAACCAAGCAGCATTTCCATGAATTGCACAAATACTATCCATGATTCGAGTATCTTTAGTTTCAGAAAGAATCGCTTCAAGATGATAAATATTAGGCTTATGAGTAGGAGTAGTCGGATTTATTGAGCTACGGAAAGTATTGATATTAAATCCATTCTTTTCCGCAATAACCGCCATCATGCAATCATCTTTATCAGAATTGCTTACAGCAGCCTTTAGCGCTAACTCAAGAGGCATTACTGCTCGCTCTCGACGATCATTAAAAGATAGAAACATGTTTAAAATCTCCCAATTTATTCATATTTTTAAATTTTTGACTGAGATAGATTTAATTTAGCTTTTGATTTAAATAGAGGATTACGACCAGCAGCTAACTCTTTTACTTGTATTTCGCGTAAAAGAGGAATGTCCTTGTCATCACCCCATTGAGCAATTGCAGCAGTTGTAATTCCTAATTTTTCAGCAAGTTCAGAAAACGAACAATTCAAAAGTTTTGCAGCTTCTTGACGAGTCATGTTACACCTAAAACTAATTTAACTTAGTTTATTTAATAGGAGTTAACTTAGCGCGTCAAGAGTTAAGATAAATTAGTTTTAAACTTAAGGCTTAAATCATGGAATCTATTGGTATTCGTATTCGAAAACTGAGAAAAGATAAAAAATTAACTCAAAAAGATTTGGCGAAAATCTTAGGTATCTCTGATGCAGCAATTGTTCACTGGGAGAAAGATGTAAACATACCTAAACTAGAACATTTAAATATTTTAGCACCAACATTGAATACAACTATAGACTATATAATGTATGGAAAATCAGACACATCTGATAAAGTTGTAGACTTCAGACCTATTACAAGGATGCTTCCAGTTTTGACTTATGTCCAATGCGGTTTAATGACTAACGTACGTTCAATTTCACCTCATGAAATTGAAAAATGGCTACCAGCACCACCTGAAACAGGCAAAAATAGTTTTTATTTGATTGCTCAAGGTATCAGTAACGCACCCGAATTTAATGACGGAGATTTCATATGTATCGATCCAGATGTACCATTAGAGTATGTTCAAACTGGCGAAATGATCGTTGTTATTCAAGATGATGAAGCTACATTTAAAGCTTTAGTAAGAGAACATAAAACCATATATCTCAAAGCATTAAATCCAAACTTTCAGCCAAATATTATACCACTCAAAGAGAATTCTATTTATAGAGGCAAGTACACTGGTAAATTTACACCTAGCAAAAAATTCTTATAAGATTTAGCTAAAAAAACTAATAAAACTTAATTTTTATATTGACACACAAACTTAGTGAAGTTAGTTTTATATAACAAACTAACTTTGCTTAGGTGTTTTTATGAAAAATCAAACTATCCCACAAGATCAATTTGACGCAATTGTTATTGGTCGCCTCTTTGCTTCTGATTTTGCTCAACCCCAAAACGACTACGATTTTTATCGCTCAAGATCACTTGATCAGATCAAATGTGCAATTTCAAACATCTCAAACACTCACAGCTACCCTGATTTTATTGCAGCAATTGCTCAAGCAAATGCATTCATTGATTCCGCATATCACTTAGAACTCATTAATTTAAGTGAAAAAGCAACATGGGTGAATGCAGTACATGAAGCACATAAAAATCAATTGATTGAGGCTTAGTCATGAAAGCAGCTATAGCCCTCGCCTCTACTTATGTGCTGATCGCCTTGCTTGCATTGGTTCTACTCACATCCACATTGAAAGGGTGTGCTGATGCAACTACTGCTGAAAATGAAAGCGCTTTTGCATACCAAATTCAATTCCAAAACTCGAACGAGCATGAAGTTTTTGTTCGTCGCTTGGGAGAATAGTCATGACTGAACTTACAGGATTAAAAAGCCCATTTTCAGTGATTCGAAAAACAGTATTGAGATTGATTAAACAGGACGTTTTTACAATTCAGCAATGCACATACATTGAACTCATGAAACAACCAATTAATTGGTTATATGGTTCAGCAAATGCCTATTACATGGCAGAAGTAATCACACATGAAGAGCGTAATAACGTTTTAGCTTTTCTAGAGTATCACGATCATTCCTTTAGACCTTCAGATGAATCAACATCTCATGTTTCTCATGTAGCTGATTATTTTGCCCACTTAATTAAGGGTGATCATAATGACAAAACGTGAATTTTTCCTTGGATTTTTTGCATTAATAACTCTGTTATCAGGTTACTTAATCGTGGCATTTTTGGAGAATTATCATGCAGTTTTATGAAGCTCCAGTAATTCAAATTAAGCCAAATTTAAACGAGGAAGTTGAAAAGTGGCTTAAAGATAAAACCAATCAAATCACTGAACTACCGTTTGGATTTTCAAATTTTCCTGATGGGAAAATACCAATGTGTAAACGCCCAGTTCAGCAGCTTGATATTGAAAAATATAATGCTGAAAAAGTGACAAAGCACAGCCCTATTTCAGCTGAAAATGTGCCTAGAAAAGCTAAACCAACCAAGGTCAAAACAGTTAAAAAGCGCAAACCTAAGCCTAAAGCTGAAAAGCTTTTGAAGCCTAAGAAAGTGACTAAATTGGTTGTTTATTCTGAACGAGCAATGATCAGATTTCACAATATGGAAGTCTTTGATAAAGCACGTAAAGAAAAAGCTGGTGCTGTAGAAGCTTTATGCATACATCATGGTTTCACTACATACAAAATTTTTAATGATCGTCCACGCTGCTTAAAGTGCATTAAAACAGATCAAATTAGAGATTTAGAAAGCCATAACCGTAAAAACTTAAATCATAGATTGATGTTAGCAGCAGCTAGAGAAAATCAGAAAAAGTTTACTGGTATGTGCAAAACGCATGGTGAAACAGCATTTTTTATCATCAAAACCGACACTTCAGCAACAGGTCTAAATTACAAATGCTTGGCTTGTAATGCTGCACATCAACTGGCGTACAAAATAAGAAAAGGAGCGAATGCATGAATCGTTTAATGCTAGATTTTGAAACTTTGGACATTGCAGAATGCCCTGTTATTTTGAGTATGGGTGCAGTTGTCTTTAATGAAAATGGTATCGTTGATTGCATAAGCGAAAAGATCGACACACGCTCATGTATTGACCTTGGCTGCACCATTTCTGACGATACTATTGCTTGGTGGGATAAACAAAGTAAGGAAGCTAGAGCTTCTGCTTTCGGTGGGAAAACTAATATCGGTTATGCAATGGGTATGCTTGTTGATTTCTATAAGAAATATGAATGTGCAGAAATTTGGAGCAAAGGTTCAATTGCAGATATTCGATGGACAAATAATATTCTTGCGAAGTTAAATCTAAAATCACCTTGGAATTTTTGGGATGAAATGTGTTTTAGGACATATTTAAAGTATTCACCTAAAGTTGATTTTCAACCAGTGGGTGAAGCTCACAATGCGCTTGATGATGCGATGAATCAGGCTCTTCAATTTATATTAATTGAAGCTACTAAGGCTAATAATACAAATGATCAAAAAATCTTAATACAACGATACAATGAACTTGGCGATTTAATTTTAAAAAAGTTTGGCAGTTCTAATGTTGCAAATAATGTAGAAGGATATCTCAACACAAAGGAAATTGAGCGATTAAATCAATTTGTCTCAGATGTACTAGATATTGAAGGCATCATGATTGAAGACATCAAATCTCTAGCTAAAGAAAATGGATATTTTTGCGTTTTAGTTGGAGGCGATGAACATCATGGTTCATATTCTATTCACCAAAAATATAATACTCATATAGTTACTATCACCAAATGTCATTGCGGTCACATCCACTTATTAGAGGATATGTGCGTTGAATGCAATCCTGATCTTAAAGATAACTTTTTAGGAAATGGAACTCCAATTGCAGCTATTGAACCAGATGACAATAATTTGCCATTTTGAGGATAATCACATGACTACATATACAGAAATGCTTGATAACCCTCAGATCAAAACCAAAATTGAATCGGCTTTGTCTGGTCATATCGTGGGTGTTTATCGCAATGCTGGACTAAATCCTCCTATCCCATTTTTAAACGTTGATACTTTTGTTTATGCCGATCCAGCACCGCAAAGATATGCAAATCATTTACGTGAAGGTATGAAACTTTTTGCTGAAGTGTTGGACGAGATTAACCAAAATGGAGGGGAAAATGCCTGAAATCATCATCACACTTGAAGTTGATTCAGCACCTCAATTGGTACTAGGTCAGTCTATTTTTGGTGGGATTATTACAGCTTTAAAACTTGAAAAGAAAAAATTGGTGAGTGTTGCTGAGCTGGTTGCTAAATACAACTTGTCTGATGAAACGATCAGAACAAGATGCATCTCAATCAACAAAGGTACTAATGGCAAACACCTTTATGATCCTGATGAAGCTGATGCAATTTTGAAAAACACAAAACGCCGACGTGGTGCAAAACGTATTAATTGATTAATGAGGACATATATGCCAAATATTAGTGTTACACAAGAAGAATATGATGCTTTCATTTATTTCCAAAGCGAAACAATGGACAAAGTTGAAAGTACCTCAAACGAGGAATATATAGCTGATTATGTTAGGCACTCAGACCATTTAATGAAATTTAGACATAAATTCCATAAAGCGAAAAATAGAGAAGATTCTCAAAAACTAGTAAAAAAAGCCTTGAGAATCGCTAGAAGCAGAAAAAGCAAATCAGCATAATAAATAAAGCCCGCTATATGCGGGTTTAGTTTTAACTGTTAAATGCTTCAACCAAATCAGCAGCATTTGGATTGTAATAAGTATTCACTAACACATCTATTTTCTTATGCCCTGTAATCTTCGCTAGAATCTCCACTGGAAGCTTTCTTACTCGAACCATACGTGTAATTGCTTCGTGTCGAGTATCGTGGAAATGAAGCCCATCTAATCCTATCGATGCCTTTCTTTTTTCCCACATCAAACGAAATGCATTTTCTGATTGAGGAATGATTTTACGGCCATCATGCCTAATCAATGCAAGTAGTTCTTTTGCCTCTTCAGATAAAGGAACGTTCCTAGAATCTCCATTTTTAGTTTTTGGCAAATGCACATGACCGTCATAGACATCTTTTTTCTCCATTGCCAATATTTCACCCCTGCGCATTGCGGTTTCAATCGCAAATAAAAAACCCCATGCTACAAAGTGCTGAGGCAATACTGGCTCTCTACCCTTTTCATAATCTAAAGCTTTGAGCATCAATTCAATTTCAGATTCATGAATACGACGATCACGCGCTTTTGGTTTTTTGGGTTTTGTTATTTGCATCCAAGGATTTTCATCCAGAAGAAATAGTTCTTTCTGGGCATACGTGAACATAGCGCTGTAATGTGAGATTTCTTTCAATACGGTATTTTCACCAACTTCAGTTAAGCGCTTATTTCTCCAATGAGTTAAATCTTTTGGCGTGATGTCATAAATTGATTTTTGAGCTAGTGCTCCAAATTTCATTTCAAAATTTTTATACTGCCCAGTGATCCAATCTCTTGAAGATTTGGATGGATTGAACTGGCCCACATCTTGATAATATTTAGTATTAAGATCACGAAACAAATATTTTGGTTTTAATTCACCCCTCTCTATTTTTGTTTGTGCTTTTAATTCTAGTAGTTTTGATGCTGCCCATTGCTCACACTCTTTTGCAGTGTCGCGAGTACAGTAGTATCTTTTTTTATCGTATGAAATAGAGATTGAATAAGCATCACCTCTTTTTCTTGCTTTTGGAAGCTTCAT